AGCGTTTTCGCTGAGCAAATCAAGTGCGCCAGCAAAGCCTGTGCCAGCAGCATCGCTAGCCCCTTCATACTGCCCCTTGATTGTCTCAAGAATTAGAGCCTGTGCATCAAGCAACTTGCCAGAGTCAACCAGCTTTTTAATAGTTTCTGTCTGTACCTCGTTAAAGGTGATGCCAGAACGACTTAGCGCAGTCAAGCCGCGCTTAGGGTCTTCAAGTGCTTTTGCAAGTTGCACAGTTGCGCTCTTAACGTCAGAGCCCATGACCTGGGCGATGTCAGCAGCAACCTCCGACACCTCTACAAAAGACTTAACCGCAATGGCGCGGAAAGACGACAAAACATTGAACGATTCAACAAAGTCGTCTTGAGAAAACAGCGTTGCGTCTCCAAGCCTGTCGGCTGCTGCTCTCAGCTCATCAAGCTGTTTGGAACCGCCAGCGCCAATACGCTCCAACTGCGCAGCTAAGACCTTTAGATCAGCCTGTCGTTTGCCGAAAGTATTCAGAGAACGATTGGCGAGAGTAAGCGCGCCAGTCAGCGCCACCATAGGGCCGACAACACTGCGAAAGCTAACACCAAAACGCTGAATATTCGCTGTTGCTGTTCCTGCTCGCTTGCTCGTAGTGTTGAGCGTCTGGTTTAGCTGTTTGCTGGCATTGTTGGTCTTATTCAGCGCGCTGACTGCATCGCGAGCGTCTACTCTGAGCTTGACGTTGGATTCAGCCACAAGCCACCCGGCAATAAGTCAATACTACCGCCGCATTTGCTTTGCGCGCTGCATCGCCTTTTCTTCGCGCTCACCCTTTACTTCGTAAAACGCAGCAAAATACACAAGCTCCGCATCGGTCAGCTCCGTGCGAAGCCTGCTGACCGTCATCCCAAGTTCGCAGGCCAAAAAGAACTCAAAGTAGGTCCAGTTGTCCTGCTTTAGTCGTTTTTTGCTTCTTCCAGATCTACGTTGCCAGCAACACCGAATAGGAACAGCTCGATTTCGTTTAGCACAGATTCAGGCAACTTGCGCTGAAGCCTTTCATAATCGCCAATACCGAACGCAAGAGTACCGTCCTCAAGCTCACCCTTGAGAATGAGCATGTTGGTAGTGAGATCTAAAGCCTCATCAGTCCCAGCAAGCTGCTGTGCTTTTTTGCGATCAGCGCGCGTGATCGGCTTGAAGTACAAGTCGACAAGTTTTGTGCCCTCTTCGCTTTTGACTTCAAATTTGCGACGTTGGTTGAGGTCAAAAGCCCCAACCAACAAATCGATAGTGCGATTTCCAGCAGGCATCAAATAGCTTGAACAATACGTTCAAACTATAGCCTTATCACTCAAGGTTAGAAGTGATAGCGCCAGAGGTAATGAAATTGCAACTAGCAACAACTAATTCGCCCACGGTGGAGGTGATTTCCATGTCGGTGATGATGCCAGCGAAGCTGACGCTATCCGTTCCGTTTGTATTGCCTGTGGTAAACAGCTCAAACGTTGCATCAGTTACGTCACCGGCTTTAATTACGTCTTCAAGCAAGCCTGCCTGCCCTGTGGCGTCCGGATCGTAAACCAGCTCGATGGTGCCAGAACCGCTGATCATGCTGCCGACAAAACTGCGGAAGGTGTCACCGTGCTTTGTGGTGTCCAAGGTCTCTTTAGTAATCGACAGACTCCAGCTGCGTGTACCTACAACGGTGGCAAGAGTGCCGCTGCCGGTTTCAAATTCGACAGATCCGGCTTCGCCTCGAATGGTGGCCATGGTCAGAGTTCCTCGATGAATTCAAAGGTCACACGGACCTGAGTTTGGAAGTAACCCTCGGGATTTGGCGAAGCCAAAACCTCTGGGCCAGTTGGAGCGTCGAAGAAAACCCCCGACACGATTACCCGATTATACAAATCTCGGATGCGTTTACCAATGACATAGTTCGCGCCAGGTCCAACCCCCTTGCGTGAAAAGATGTTGAACAACGCCAAGCCGACAATACGGTTTTGAGAATTAGTTGTTGATCCTTGCCCTAAATACTCGCTAGCGCCAAAAGTTGTCAGGCATTGAACCCATGAGCTGCCTGTTGTAGGCGCGTAAGCCATGTTGTGGAAGACAACAGGAACTGGAGGGCTGCTAGCTAGTTCAGTAGCAAGACGGCTTTCGATAGCCGCCCTAACCGTGTTCAGATCAGCAGCAGCCATTAACCTCTAGCGACAATCCGACGATATTCCTTTTGCGCCCATCCCTCAAGCTCCTTGCCGATTAACTCAGGGAACCCTGGAGGGGGACTTGATTTTGGTTGGCCGTTCCAAGATGGCGGCAGGTTTGTTCCGAAACAAACCGCTTCTGCGTAAACGATTCTGTTGGTGATAGTTCCGACGTAAGGCTGGCTCACGTCAGCCTGCCAACCATTACTCAAAACGCCTGTAATTTTCGGAGTTTTGCGTTTAACTTGCTTGTCCCACTCAAGGGTGGTTGCTTTTACAAGCAGTTGAACTTGCTCCCCCATGTAGCCAGAGATTTGATCGATCCTGATCTGACGTGCCATCGTTATGCCCTCAAGATCAGCTCGTGAATAACCGCAGTGTTGTCCTGCTCCGTCGTCTCCACACGGATGATCTGATGAACAACGCCACCAATAACGACGCGATCTTTCGTTTTAGGCACAGTGGCAAGGTCATCAGCGGCAACCGTTAAACGCTTGTCACTTGCTTGCACCAGCTCGTTCACTTCGCGCACGTTCACATCCTCAAGGATGCCAGCCACCGTCGTGTCACTTTCGGTTTCGTTAACCGCGCCGGTTGTGGCGTTGTAGCTGCCGCTAGTAACGTAACGCACTGTTACATCACCGCCGAATTGCTTCAGCACATTGCTTGCAACCCTTGCCAGCGAATCAGCAAGCGCCATCAGAGGTTGTAAGCCAAGCAAGCACCGCTGCTAAGCGTGATGCTGGTGATAGTGCCGCAGATATAGGTGTCAGCGACAAAGGTTTCGCTTGCCAGGCTGTTGCCGGTTGCGTTCTTAACCGTGATTGCACTGATCACGCTGTCTTCTTTGAAGTAGATCTTGCTGAACCTGCCGGTATGGGCAGCAGTGTCAGAGATAAACTCGAAGCCGCCTGAAAGATCTGCGTACATGGTCAGCTCCGTTTGATAGCAATGTTGCCTGGTCCGCTAATTCTAAGTCCTGTCAAGTACCTTTCAAACATCGGCGGGACATGGTCAGCACCGACAGCACCTGACTTGTCAGGCGTCACATTGAGGCTGCCAATCTGAACGTTCTTGAAGTCGTTCAAGCCGCTGAGGCTGATGCCATCCGTGTTGTTCTTCAGGTACACAGCAAGCTCGATCTGAGCACGTTTGATCTGATCAGGCAGTTCTGTGTCGGTGAAGTAGTCCTCAGAGATGCGGAAAGGGAAGCCAGTGGCGTACGTGTTGACGTAGGTATCGGGCTTTCGCACACCAGTACGCGGCCATTGCCTTGCTTGCGTGTCAGTGGCGCGTGCGCCTATAAATCTTTCACGATCCAAACGTTCAGCAGCAGCTGCTAAAGCGCGGTTGCGTGAATCGTCAGTGCCGGTTGTCCACTTGCCTACGTCAGTAGACTCAATCATGGCTTCGACAAAGGTGTTCGCCTCAGTCAGCGTTATGTAGCTGTTGGCGTTTGCGCCGCCCGCTGTTGCGTCGATTGTTACTGCCATCGGGCGTCACAGTAGAAGTCTTGCGTTTGGGGGTAGAGGCCACCGCTTTCGCAGCAGCCTCACGTTCCCGCATTCGCTTAAAAGCGAACAGACCCATTAGGAGCTTGCGCCCTTCAGAGCCACGAAGCTCAGCACAATGGCTTCGCTAGCGGTCGAACCAACGTTCGCCACAGTGATCGCAAACGAACCAGCAGCGATGCTGTTGGCTTGCACGAGATAACTGCCAGCAGTACCGGCAGAGCTGTGGTTAACCACCACTACGTCAGTAGCGGCAATCTTGTCGTTGTTGACCGTAAAACTCACCTCAGCAGCACCAGCAAGCTCAGCGCCTGCCATGGTGATCTGACCAGACGCTGTATTAAGCGTCACGGCGGTTCCTTTGTTGGTGGCCTGAGTAACAGTGCCGCCAGTAGTTGGGCCAATCAAAGAGCCCGCTGTTGCCTCAAAAATGGATGCCATGGTTAGTTACCTCCTCAGTCGAGTGCGCTGGTAGTGGTAATCCGCACGATGCCAATGTTGTTGGTCTCGTACACCTTGGTCCAGTTACCCACAGTTTCCAGTTGTGCCCTAGTTGGGTTGGAAGTAGAAGTGGAGAACGATGAACCAATCGGGTGGTACACGTAGTGCAGATCGATGCTCATCGCATCCGATTTGGCAAGGATGTCCCTGTCCGTTTCGGTCTGGAGTCCCAGCTGTTCGCCAGAACCAACAGCACCTTGAGTGAACATGTAGCTGGCGTATTCGGTGGAAGCACCAGAGCCAGCGGTCTGCACATCAGCAGACACGATCACGCGCATTCCCATGAAGGTGGGAACAGCAACATTGCCAAAGGCGTTAGCCAATGAACCTTGAGTTGCCCCAGAGTCAGGCTGACCGTTGTTGTCATACACCATGTCGAGCGCACGGCGCTCTTTCAGGTCGTAGAACACCTTGGGGTGAACAACGATGGCAGCGAGTTTCTCGCCTTGGTCGCCTAGCAATGACTGACCTTCAACAATCTGACGTGCAGTCAGTTGCGTAGGGGTGTCGCCAGACGCACCATCGACAGCCAGAGCTGCGAACGAAGCAGAGCTGGTGTCGCCTACAGCGCCGAAAATACCGGCCAGGCAGGACAGCAGATCTTTTTGACGCTGGTTGGCAATGTAATCAGCAATTTTGTTGCCGATTGCAGCCATCGGGTCAGAACCAGCTGCAAGAGCAGCAAGGTCACGAGACTCGAAAGCGCGACCACGATGCAGAACAGCAGCAACCTGCTTGTCTGCGGTGATCTTGCCAGGGGTTAGGGATGAGCTATCTGTCAGACGCTCAAAATCGCCTGACAGGTTGGCCTTGTAAAAAGGCACTTGAACGAAGTCACCACCATCTTCCGACGCATTTAGCTCCGCCATAGGCTGCACCACACCGCTAGCCAGGAAGGCATCACGCTGAGTGGTTTGCTCAATGACGTAAGGCGTAAATACCTCGGGGATGATGATGTCAGAGCGAAGAGTCGCCATGACAGATCCTCAAAAAAGATGTTTACGGTGTGGGCGTAACCCGATTGGCTCTGCGTAGCTTTGCCTTATCAAACATATTAACGGTTTGCAGCAGCTTTCAACCTTTCGTACATATCCCGATCGGTGCGAAACAGTCGGGACTGTTCTGTGAGGTTGTAAGCGTCTTTGGCAAAGGGATTTTTTGTGCCTGGCGGGATGTCGCCGCCTGCACTACGACCAGAAGGCGCACCACTGCCAACAGGCTTAGGCGCTTTCTGCATATAGCTGGGCAAAGTCTTGGCCCATTCGCCTATTGGCTTGCGCTCGTAGCCATTGACAACAACAACGGTGCCATCAGCCTCGCGCTCGATCTGATTCGGATTCAGCAGCTGGGCTTTGAACACGATGCTTGGATCATGCACAACATCAGCCAAAGCTGTGTTGGCCGGTGCGATTAACTCAAGTTCACGGACTCGCGCCTCTAGCTCTGCAATGCGCTTGTCCTTCTCCTCCGCCGCCTCACGGAATTGTTGCTCCAAAGCTTGTCGTGCTTCGCTGTACTTACCTTGCTTTTCCAGATCTGCCTGTTCTGCCTTAGCTTTGAAGTCCAGTAGCTCCTGAATATCAACGCCATCAGGAATTGTCTTTGTGCCCTTGAGTTTTCCGATCAGCTCGTAATTTTTCTTTTCAAGAGATGCAATGCTGTTTTTCAGTGCGTCGATCTCGGGATTGTTCGGCGGCGCAGGAGACGTAATCTCCTGGTTTTGCTCTTCAGACATGAATAACCCGTAAGGTTGTTTTCAGCTCCACCTTACTTTGTCTGCCCGATATGCGGCAGACAATGGTCACTTTTTCTTGCCTTTAGGCGCAGCACGAAGTTGCGAACGGGTTTTTAAGACTGGGTTGCCAGTGCTTTCTGATGTGATTGCAATGACAGGATCTGCCTTAGTACCACGCCGCGTGATCGTGCCGCCTGTTGGCCCTTTAACAGTAAAAGACCCTTCCCCTTTTAGGGCAGT